CCAGTGCCGCGACTCCGCGTCACCGGACGGAAGCCAGAGGATTCGCGGGTTGGCGTCTGCGATCATGGGTCAGATGATGAAGATTTCGGGGGCTTGTTCTTGAGGCTTTTTCGCAGCGTGGATGCCGACCGCCATCGTCAGGGCCACGATGCCGTCGATCCGCTCACTTTTTCCGTATTCCGGCTTGATCGGTTTGATGTTCCCTGCGGCGTCCATCTTCACGCTGACGTTGCCGGCCATCCATCCGAGGATTTTGTTACCGCCGTGCCGGAGCTTCCCCGATGCGATGAGGTTTTCCAGTTGCTTCGCGGCTGGGCTCATGCTGGCGTAGCCCTGTCCAAAACCTACAACGTCGAGCCCGTCCCCTTGCAGTTGCAGGGAAAGTTGCGTGGCGTTCCACCGGTCGATGGCAATCTGCCGCACGTTGTATTGCTTGGAAAACTGAACAATGTCCCGGCGGATCACGTCGAAGTCCGTCACGTTCCCGCCCGTCATAGTCAGGCCGGTGGACGCGTCTTTCGCCCACGACACGTACGGCACGCGGTCCTTCCGCTCCCGCTCCTGTGCGTTGTCCCCCGGAATCCAGAACCGACACAGAACGTCGTAGGTGCCGTCGGGGGCGGGGAACACCGCGACGAACGCCGAGGTGTCGTAGGTGGTCGCAAGGTCGAGGCCGCACCAGCACTCCCGCCGGTCGAGCGGGCCGGGCGGCTCTGAGTCGCAAGCGTCCCACGCCTCCATGCGAATCCAGCGCGTGTCCTGCTGCGTCCACTGGTTGAGTCGGTAGCGGCGGAACGAGTTTTCTTTCGTGTTGGAAAGTTGGGCCTCGCGGCAGTCGGCGGCGAAGTCCTCCGGTTTGATTGTCACGCCCCACGACGGATTCGCCTTGGGCCACGTGGCCTCGGCTGTCCATTCGTCCGATTCCTCGGCCTCGTAGATGCACGGAAAGAACGTCGGGTCATGCGTCCAATCCCGCAGCACGGCGCGAGCGTAGTTGTACTGCTCCCAGCAGATTGAGTTGCGGTCGTAACCAGCCGTCGTCACCGACACAAGGAGCGGCTGCTCTCGGGCCGCGCCGCCGTAGCGAAGCGAGTCCCATAAACGGCGGTCGCGTTGAGCGTGCAACTCGTCGAATAAGAGGGCATGAATATTGAGCCCTTCCGCCCTGAAGGCATCCGCGCTGAGTACCCTGTAACACGCCGCCTCCTTGCGGTAGGCGATCGTGCGGCGGGAGTCGATGACTTCCAGCACGCGGGAGAGTTGCGGCGACGCCCGCACCATCGACGCCATTTCCCTGTAGACCAACGAGGCTTGCTCACGGTCCGCAGCCGCCCCGTAGACTTCCGCCCCGTTTTCCCCGTCCATGACGAGCAGATAGAGACCGATGCCCGCGAGGAGCGTTGACTTCCCCTGCTTCTTCCCCGTGGAGATGTAGGCCACGCGATAGCGGCGGGTATCGTCGGCGAGTCGCTTCCAACCAAACAACTCGCCGATCATCACCGTCTGCCACTCAAGCAGGGCAAACGGCTGGCCCGCGTGCTTCCCCTTGCTGTGCCGCAGCCAGCCCTCGAAAAAGTTCACGGCGTGCTGCGCGGCTTCAGGGTCAAAGTAGTAGTCAAGCCCCAGGCGTGCGGCGTCGCTTCGCAGCGTAGGCGGCAACCGGGTCTGCTTCTTCACTGCCATGCGTGCTCACCTGTGACCGGCTGCTTGGCGTCATGCCGAAGTCTTGCTGCATCCTTCGCAGGTCGCCACGCAGCGACCGTTCGTCGACCGACCATGAGTGCGGCTGCGTCCACTTGATCCGCAGCCGTCCGTCCGTGCGGTTCGGATCGGGTTCCATCATCACGTTGTCGCGGCCGAACTGCTTGCACTTGTCTCGGGCCTCCAGCCATTTAGACCATGTGTGGCAATAGAGAGCCCACGCGTCGATGTCGGCCTCGGTGAACACCCGCATCCGCCGCAGCATCGGCACGGTGTCGTTCCACTTCTTCACCGCGACCGGGTCTTCGGCAATCGACTCGGGCGGGTCTAGTTTGTCGAGCAGGTCGGGCGTCGGCTCGTTCGTCGGCAGCGCCGCCTTCGACGGATTGCCGCGAATGTATTTCAGGATCGACGGTTCGGGTGCGGGGCCGCGTTTGCCCATGTCAGTTCTCCAGTAGCCGTTCGGCAAGTGTCATCGCTCTGCCGATTGCTTGATCCATGTCGTAGTAGCGGTATTCCCCGAGTCTGCCAGCAATCAGCACCCTTGGCGTCGCGTTAGCGCGGTTCCGGTACTTCTTGTATAGCGAATCGTTGGCCTCATCTGGAAACGGGTACTCGTAATCGGACGGGCTGTCCGGCGTGAACGGGGTCTCTGTTGTAATCACGGAGCCCTGAATCCGATTGGCGATGTCAGGCTGCATCATGTGCTTCCATTCCAGCGTTCGGATATGCGGCCCGCCTGCGTGCGTCGGGTTGTTGATCTGCCCGCGACACTGAATGTAGTTCGCGTTGGGGTCGTAGCGATGCTCGCGTCGCTGCCCTCGATACTGGAGGCGGCCGATGTCAAAACCAAAGAACTCGTCAATCGCCCCCGTGAACACAAGGCATCTTTTCGCTTCAATCTCGCGACTTCGCTCAAGGTAGTCGTAGTTCAGAATGACGGGGATGCCGTCGAGCATCCTCCGCGTCCACTCGGCATAGCCGTTGACAGGGATGCCCTGATGCTTTGACTGAGGCTTGAGCCGAGGGTCGTCGTCTGACCGAACGTCGAAGCGGCTGCACAGCCTTGCGTCAAGAGTTTTGCACAGCACGCCCCATTGCTTCTCGTTGTATTCTCTCACGAACTTGTCGTATACGACTCTCGGCATCATCGACAGGGCCGCTTCCTCAAAGTTCACTGGCGTGCCTGCGAACTCAGGTGCCCACGAATCACCGACGTTTCGAGTGATGTAAGACTGCCCAAGCGGCCACGAAACAAGGTTGCCGTCAACGTCCGATAGCAGCGCGGCCTCGTACCGGAAGAACTCCCCAAATCGCGTGGCCCACTCCCAGATGCGGTCGCACGACGTGCGAAAGTAGTGCGGCCCGTAGGTGTGGATTCGGATACCCGAACAATGAGCGTGATCGTGGACGTTGCCCCCCATGTGGTTGCGACGATCCACGACCAAGACATCGCGGCCAGCGTCGGCCAAAGTGCGGGCTATCACCGCTCCAGTGAGGCCAGAGCCGACTACAAGGTAGTCGACTTTCATCGGGGCTGCCGCCGAGAAATCAAGGCGGTCTTTCGCGACCAGATAGTTTTGCTTCGCTGCAGTATCTCATCTGACGAGATACTGCACGGCGAATCTACGGAGTCATAGCCGCCGAGAAAACAGTCGTCAGAGTAGACCGACGCGATGATGTCGGCGGACTCCTTGGAATACTGCTGCTTTGCCGGGAGGGCCATCTTCGCTGTCTTGTTGTAGAGTTTTGAGTGGCGATTCAGAGGCACGCTGATTCCGATGGCAGCATTCACCGCCGCCCAGTCCTTTTGGACGTGCTCGTACCTACCGACATACGAGAACTCTGGAGACACCCACGCCCACTGGTGGGAGGTGAGGAAGAACTTCAACGAGTACGGCTGGGTCATCACGTACCGCGAGTTGCGGAGCATGTGAACAAACTCATCAAGCGTCCGGCACCCGTGAGCGAGCGTCTTTTTCCCGTTGGCTTCCCACGCGCTCAGGAGGTTCCAGACCGACAGCACTCTCGTCCACGGGTTTCGAATGAACGTGAAACTAAACCGCCGACTCATTTCCGCTGGGGGCAGGCACTTGTTCCGCATGAGGGCAGCGACCGGCGTGTGGTTGTGGCAAACGGAGACGGTGGAGCCGGGATACTGGAGGTAAAAACTTCTGGCGTGATCTGGCTGGTTGATTCGCACGTAGTCAAGAACGCTCTCAGAAAGAACCCCGTGCATACTTTCCGACGCCGTTCTCGGAATCTTCGTGAACAAGAAAGGCTTCGGCCGCTGCCCGCGGCTGCGCGAGAGCATCCTTGCGTTGCGTTGGCCCATCTGAGCCAGCAGGGTGACGATGCTTTTCTTGGGCCTCCCAGCCATCACGCCAGCTCCTTTCGATACTTCTCGTCAACGATCTCGG